CACACGACCATGCTATTGATGTAGTTGGTACGTTGTATGAAGGTGGTAAATGGGATGAAGAGGGTAAGGAAATAGAAGCTCCAACTAAATTAGATGGATGGCATGTTAACTACTTAGGTCCATTACCTACAGGTTGGGACAAGAAGGAAGTTAAACCTAAAACACCTCAAAGAACCTTTGCATAAATGGAAGGGTTAATCCTTCCTGATCCAAAACTACCCATAGCTCCTGTTGTACCTAGAGTTAATCTAGATATACCAACAGCAGAAATACCAACATATAAACCTATAGTTGTTCCTCCTAACGATCTCAGACCACCTGATGGTGTTAAAGCTGAAAGTGAAGACGAACAACCTACGGGTATGAAAGAAGTACAGTTGCCAGTACTAAATTTTAAAGTACCAGTACCTGAAAACGAAATATTAATAACGGCTGGTACAACAGCAGTCGTTTCTGTAGCAGCCACCCTTACAGCTACAGCAGCTTTTAAATGGGCAGTAACTGCACTTAAACCAATATTAAAAACAACATGGAAGAAGCTAAGCCAGTCAAAGAAAAAGGGTTCTTTGGCAAAGTAAAAGACATAGCATCAGAAAAAGAATATCAAGTTGAATTTGTTGGAACAGTAGTAAGACTTGGAGTAGTGGTGTGGTCTGGATTTATTATCACGATGAATTATGTAGATATACCTGTAATTAAGAAAGCAGGAAACTCTGATATCACGTTCGTCGCCAGCGTTTTTACGGGCGCACTTGCAACTTTCGGGCTGACTACTGGTAAGAACGGTAATGGTAAACCACCAGTCTGTCCAATGGCAAATAAAGATAAACCAAAGACATGAAGAAATGGATTCTTCTCTTAGCACTGTTGTCACCCGCAGTAGCGAGAGCAAACACAATAACTCCTCAGTTCACACAAGGGAGTATGACCTCAACGACAACAACTACCCAAACAATACAAGAAACAATAAATCAAGAAGTATTTGGAGCCGAGGTAAAAACTTGGTCAGGAACAAATATAACTGCTTCAGGAGATATTGCAGATACTGCTACAACCTTCAGTTTGACAACAGCTGGAGCAGACTTTCAGTTAGAGATAACAGAAAGAGCAGCAGGATTAATCGAAACAATAGATACCGTCCGCACTATAGACACAGATTCCACTACTACTTCTTACTCAGTCTTCTCACAATAAGTCCAGCATACGCAGAGACAGATCCTGAGACAAATAACGTATCTAACCCCGTAGCCGCAGCAACGGGAAATGTTACCAACCAAGCAGTGATGTTCCAGAACAATGGAGCACCTAGTCGTCAGCATTATGGCGGAACTATTAGCTGCAACGGCAGCACTATGACCTTCTCACCTTTTTATATGGGCAACCATACCAAACCGTGGGAGGTAGATGAAGAAACTGGTATGAACCCATCCAGCTACACGTTAGCTGAGAACTGGGGTTTCCAAGTTAACTTCATGGTTCCGTTAGATAAAGAAGGATTAAAACGATGCAGAAGTATGGCTGCAAGACAAGAAGAGAAGATGCGACTCGACTACGAGTTAACGAGAGCACTTAAATGTGCCTCATTACAAAAAACAGGTTTCACCCTGAGACCGGGAAGCAGAGTTGTGCATTTGTGCAGCGATGTAATTCCAATTCAATCAACCAAATTAAAAAAATAAAATGTTAGCAATCTTAAAACCATTCGTGCTTAGTGCACTCAAGTCACCAAAATTCAAAACTTTTGTTGTTGAATTATTGGAAAAATTAGTAGCCCAGAGTGATAACGAATTGGACGACAAGGCATTAGCCATGGTCAAAAAAGGTCTAGGGTTATAAAAATGGCTGGTGCAAATAACATCATCAAAGTTAAAACCACCAGATTTCCTGAGTATCTCTACAACATGGACAAAGAGAGATACAAAGACAAAAAGAATCAGATCTTAAAAATCAGGAAAGCACAGAAGAAAAAGAAAAAAAAGAAGTACAAGGCATGAAAAAGAAAGCAACCGAAGATCAATTCAACGAGTTGCATAACTTAGTTACTAAGGAGTTTCTCGCTCGCATTAAAGCAGGTGAGGCAACTACCCAAGACTTAAAGGCAGCCTGCGATTGGTTAAAAGCTAATGATATTAGCGGTGTTGCTTATGACGGAAACCCTCTGTCAAAACTTGCACAGGTTATGCCAACTGTTGATCCAGAATTAGTACAGGCGAAGCTCTATGGAAGGAACAGCTGAATACTACCGATCCAACCCAAAAGCTAAAGCTAAAAGGCTGAAGCAACAAAAAAGATACAACAAAACTAAAAAGGGCTTAGCCCTGCGTGTAAATGCAAATCGACTTAATAGACAACTTGGTACCTATGGAAATGGTGATGGGCGAGACGCTGCTCACTATAAGGGGAGTACTACCAAGGGAAGACTCCAATCTCCATCTAAGAACAGACAAAGCCGACTCAAAATACGTAAATGACCCCTCTACTACCTAGTCCAAAACATTACTTACAAAACCTAATAACCATGACAAGTTCAGATTCTAAAAGGCTCTGGAGAAGAGCAGTAAAAGAGCACTTCAACTGTACATGTGTTTATTGCGGAGAAACTTATGAATTTAAAGAACTTACCCTCGATCATGTCAAACCTCGTTCAAAGGGAGGACAAGATCTTACAACAAATGTTGTCTGTGCATGCAGGCAATGCAATGCGGACAAAGGTAGTAGTCATTGGCTTGGATGGATGCGAAAAGCATTTGGATTTCAGCCACTGCGAGAGCTAATTATTCAACGACACATAACATAATGGAAACAAAAGAAGGAGGACAACTCTACACCAAAAAGCCAGCCATCAAAAATACCAAAGGCGAAACTTGGGATAGGCAATGGATATTACACAAAGCAAATAAAGACCCAAGAAAACAAGTATGGCATCTTGTTGAAACTCGCAATGGTAAAAAGAAAGTTGTAAGAACAAAAAGAGGTATCATCCATGCTGCCGGAGACCATGGTACAAAAATTAAAAAGTGGTGGAAAAAAGGTAAAGAAAACGCCAAAAAAAACAAAGAGACACTTAAAGCAAATATAAAAAAAAAGAAGGAGCAGGGATTCATTTACGATCGCGGTAAATGGATTAAAGATCCGAACTTTAAACAAAAGACAACAACAGAAACAAAAGACAACAACGAAACCAATAAATCTGAAAAGAAAGTTGAAAAGAAAGTTGAAAAGAAAGTTGAAAAGAAAGTTGAAAATAATAAACCAGCAAACAAGCTAAAAATTAAGACTGAAAAGAAAGTTGAAAAGAAAGTTGAAAAGAAAGATCCACTAAAAGATTACAGGCGTGGACCCGGTACAAAGTTAGGAAAAGATACACGTATCACCAAAAAACTTAAGGCATCTGGCTTTACCGAAGATCGTTTAGCTCGACTCAGAAAGAAACACGCTGAGTTTAAAGCTCGAAGAAGAAAGAAAAAGTAAACAGTAATCGCCCCGAAAGGGGCTTTTTTAATGGCTAATCCAATGAATGAAGCATTCGGCATGCTGCTGAGTGCTGCGAAGAATGGTGCGAAGAATGGAGTTAACGGTGACAGTAACGGTCTTAAAAACGGTCTTAAAATAAAAAATAATCCAACAATAAACCAGATCAATGCTCAAGATTGGCGTTTTGATGGTGATGATCTAATCCTAGATACACCAGACAAAAAGGCTTACTACCAAATGTTAGTAGGTGCCGGAGGAGGAGTTAAAGCAAAAGATAATATATTTGCTAACGACATTGATTTATTTAAAAAAAGACAGTCAATTAGAAACGTTGTAGTAGATGGAAAGAAAGCCTACGGAAAAATGAAAGTAGGTAAAGCTAAACTTTCTAAATTTACAGAAGTTGGATTTAACGAGCGTAAAGCTTTCGATGCTTCAATTAAACGTGGTAGAGAATGGCGAAGTATGCCACACGAAGTTGGAAGTAAAGCTGAGAAAGAAGTTGTAGCAGCTATGAAAAAACATGATATTTATACACCTGAAGCATTTACCGAGTTTGCTCAATGGAATAAAAGAGGTGTAGAAGATACTCTTGCAGCAATACCAAAAGGATATAGTGCTGGTCATGGTAAGTCAGCTTCAAAAGGTGGTCCTATGACTGCACGTAACTTATGGAACGAAGAAGCTGGTATTAATTACAGTAGACAAAACAAAGTTGACGCTCCTGATGAGCTACTTGATGCTATTGGTGTTGATAGAAGTTGGGAAATAACTGTTATGAAGTATTTCGGTCTAATGGAGAAAACTGAAGCCGAAAAACTAATGATTGATGACGACATTGTTGAATCTCTGTCCACTTTGGATTGGAAAACAGTATTTGAAAGACGGAAAGCCCATATAAACAAGCTACAACAGCCTAATACTTAATTTATCCACATTCGTACATGAAAGACGTTTTAACGTCCTTACAGGGCGATTTCAAGCTGTTTCTACAAGCATTATGGGACCAGCTTGATCTCCCTTCACCAACTAGGGCGCAATATGCCATTGCAGACTACTTACAACACGGACCAAAACGTCTACAGATCCAAGCCTTCCGAGGAGTCGGAAAAAGTTGGATTACTGGAGCGTTTGTGTTGTGGACACTCTTCAATGACCCAGAAAAGAAAATAATGATAATTTCTGCCTCTAAGGAGAGGGCAGACAACATGAGTATCTTCTTACAAAAACTAATAATAGAAACACCATGGCTAAGTCACTTACAACCAAAGAGCGACGACGCGAGATGGTCAAGAATTTCCTTCGACGTTCTATGTTCACCTCATCAGGCACCGTCAGTCAAAAGTGTTGGTATTACTGGTCAGTTAACGGGAAGCAGGGCAGACCTGATGATTCTGGACGACATAGAAGTTCCCGGGAACAGTATGACGGAGTTGATGCGTGAAAAACTTCTTCAACTCTGCACCGAAGCAGAATCAATCCTTACGCCGAAAGACGATAGCCGTATTATGTATCTCGGGACTCCTCAGACTACTTTTACTATTTATCGTAAGCTGGCAAGCAGGAATTACAAACCGTTTATTTGGACCGCAAGATACCCAAGAAATAATACCCCTTACGAAGGACTTATAGCTCCACAGTTACAAGAAGACATTGATAACGGAGCTGGTCCTTGGACACCTACAGACGATAGATTTTCAGATGATGACCTCGTTGAAAGAGAAGCGTCTATGGGACGCAGCAACTTCATGTTGCAATTTATGTTGGACACAAGCCTGTCAGACGCTGAGAAATTCCCTCTCAAAATGGCTGACCTTATTGTTACTAGCATCAATCCTACTAAAGCACCCGACAACATCGTATGGTGCTCAGATCCAAGAAACTGTCTTAAGGACTTACCCACAGTGGGCTTACCCGGTGATTACTTCTATTCGCCTATGCAGCAACAAGGTGAGTGGACTGATTACCAAGAAACCATCTGCTCAGTCGACCCCTCGGGTAGAGGAGCCGATGAGACTGCCGCCTGCTACATCTCGCAGAAGAACGGCTTTCTATACGTACATGAGATGCGAGCCTACCGCGACGGGTATTCAGATGCGACCCTGCTCGATATTCTAAAAGGCTGCAAAAAATACAACGTAAATACACTAGTTATCGAATCTAACTTCGGTGACGGTATTGTAGCTGAGCTATTTAAAAAGCATCTACAACAAACAAAACAAAGAATACTTGTAGAAGAAGTAAGAGCTAATGTCAGAAAAGAAGATCGTATTATTGATACCCTTGAGCCTGTTCTTAATCAACATCGTCTCATTGTCAATCGCTCTCTCATCGAATGGGATTACAACTCCAATAGAGAAGCTCCTCCAGAAGAAAGACTGCTTTACATGCTCTTCTACCAAATGAGTCGTATGTGTAGACAGAAATACGCTGTCAAACATGACGATAGGTTGGACTGTTTAGCTCAAGGAGTTAAATACTACATAGATGCTCTGTCTATTTCAGCACAGGCACAGATTAACTTAAAGAAACAAGAAGAATGGTTAGATATGCTCGAACAATTCACTGATGACCCTCAAGCTGCTACTAATCACCTTGTCCTAGGACTGGACTTAGACCAGCGTAAAGAGGCGAGGGGTAACGCAGGTAAAAAATCATACAACAACTGGGTTTAGAGCAAGCATGGGCTATTAGGGGAGAGAAGGGTGGACTCTCCCTCACTAATACATAACTGTTAGCTGGATATCCCTTTTTGATATCACCTCTACCTACTTACTTTAACTAGTATGGATAATAAATTACATATAAACCATTTTAAAGAATTATATAAGAGTCTGAAGACTCCTTTCCCACCCCTGAATTGGTTAATACTTGGTATGTTGGTGGGGTTAGAACAGAGATGGGTACATCTCAAAGCAAAACAAACTGTAGATATAGCAATAGAAGAGTACCACGAGAAAATGGACGAACTAGATGAGAAAGTCTACAAAGCAGTAATAGAAGAGACAGAAGATGGTGGTTTTACCATCGGTTACTTCCCAGAAGACGATGAATAATATCGGATTAGAAATACTATTCTGGACCGTACTTACTATGTACGTCCTCACCCGTATAGGAGTTTTTAAATGAAGCTGTTCTTAGATTCAGCAATTGTTTCAGAAATAGAAGAAAGATATAAGACAGGTGTTATCTCAGGTGTTACTACTAACCCTACTCTTATTAAACGTAGTGGTAGAGAACCTGATGATGTGTACGCTGACTTGATAGATGATGTAGGTGTAAAAGACCTTTCGATAGAAGTAGATGGTATTGATACTAATACCCTCCTTTCAAACGGTATTAAGTATGGTAAGTACTGGGTTGACCAAGCAACTATCAAACTACCTTGCACCTACGAAGGTATAAAGGCGTGTAAAACCCTTAGCTATATGGGGTTACGTGTAAACATGACCTTAGTGTTTAGCACTGCACAAGCGATTCTATGTTCGTTAGCAGGAGCTACTTACGTCTCACCTTTTATTGGACGTTTAGACGACAATGGTGAGAATGGTATTGAACTAATTAGAGATATAGCAGCAGTGTTTTGTCATAACAGATCAGATACAAAGATACTTGCTGCAAGCATTAGAGATGCTGAAACAGTGGGTATGGCGTTTGAAGCAGGAGCACATATTTGTACTGTTCCAACGAAGGTGTTTGATGATATGTTCAAGCATTATTTGACCGATGCAGGGCTAACTCAGTTTCTGGTCGATAGTGGACAGGCTATACATCGTTTTTAAATTTTGGCATAAATTTCTGAGGTGTATTATAGAAGCGCAGCGGCAAGGATCTCCCCCATGGTGGGGTCTCTTTCTAACGCGTGCGGCTGCCTGCGTTAATTGTTCCCGCGACTCAACTATTCGCGACATGCACGAGGTCGGCGGATTGATAGTCCGCAGAGAACTCAGTCATAGACAGGGATCCGCTCGCTTCGCTCGCTCCCTGACCAACGAGGTGCCGAGGATTGAAACCATATCGCGCGTGATACCAACTAAGCGCGGCATGCGTGGGCGCGTTAATTGATCGCGTGCAAGAGCAGCGATCTGTTGCCATGCCGAAACAACAATACTATGTATTGTTACAGAATGTAAACATTGCTTCCACTAGTGGACGGTTTGGGACTAGAATGGCAAAAGAGAGAGAGTTGTTTTAGTTATAGTTATATTATCTCTCCCTTTAGGGTGAGAGAGATAAATATAACTTAACTACAACTCCTCTCAAACAGTTCAATTACCGATTTCAAATTATGTTTATGATTCCTACACCTCGCTCTTCAACTTGTGTTGAAGCTATCGCAGTTAACCCTTTCACAGCTACTGCTGTGTTGAGATTCACTAAGAATGGCTATGAGTACAAGTACTCAAACGTTAGCCGTAAAAAGATTCTTAATCTTTTACTCAACCCAAACATGAGCTTCGGGTTCTGGGTTCAGGATCTCGTGAAGAACGCAGTTCTTGAGTTTAACGACGAGGTTAGAAACACTGGCAAGCTTAGCTATAAGCTAATCGGTGCTACTTACAACAGTAAGCAAGCCTTACAACTAGCGTAGCTAGTTAGAGCGTCTGGGTCTTCACTTGCGGTTCAACTCCGCAAGGACGCTATTGACAGTTAACTTTAGTTAACCTGTCATTCTGTCCACATTCGTCCACACTTTATGACTGTCCACATCACACCAAAATCCAGTAACAGCAAGGTCGGACGCCTAATGGTCACGACTTCAGCAAAACAATCCTGTCCGACAACATGCGTACACTACAACACTACGTGTTATGCCTCATCAGGCTTTCACTTAAACCAACACTGGAAAAAAGTTACATCGGGAGAGAGAGGTGGTTCTTGGTCTGACTTAACCAATAAGGTTAAGACTCTCAAAGCCGGTACTATGTACCGCCATAACCAAGCCGGTGATCTTTTCTACGATACCGATGAGCAAGGACGTGAGCTAATAACTTTAGCTATGCTAAA